AAAATCCGATACATTGTATCGGATTTTTTTTTGCTATGACTAAGTATAGGATATGGAAAACTTTTCTAAATTTTTTGATGCTTCGAAAGAAAGATTTACACCGAATACTAGAAAACATCATCAGAATCCAATTCGTTCTATAAACAGAAAACATCAAAATCAGGTTGCAAGAATGTATGGTGCAGCGGGAAGAAAAGATGATCCTATAGTAGATAGCATTGTAAAATATGATAAGGTTGGAAAGTGGCCTATTGGAATTGCTGCTGCACAACGCCTTTTAAAAACATATGGAATAAAACATCTTCCAGAAAAAAGCTATTCAAAGGCAATAAATAGGACAGGAATCATGATTAACTTTGATTCAAACACTAAAAAATTTAATTTAAATAGACAAAAAAAATAATATGGAAAATTTAAGATATTTAAATAAAACTAAAAACCAAACGGAAAGACAAAATTTTTCAAATTGGTGGAAAGAACAAATAAACATCTATGGACAAGAAGTTTCTTATTATTCCAATACCGCACCGCTTTCTAGTTTTAATTTCTTATATGGCGAAAAACCAGATGGTGGCTTTACCGATGGCAAGCCACTTATTGTTTTATTAAATTTAAACAACGATGCTCTTTTACTTTCAAAATTCGGAATACTGGCAGACAGTGATATGTCCGGAGTAATCCACCCATATCATTTTACATTGCTATATGGTTTATCCTCAGAACCAAGAGCAGGTGATTTAATGATGCTATCAGAGTTTGGTATAGATAGGTTAAATTATCCTAGAAGAGGACCAACAATTTATCAGCTTACGGAAGTAATAGATGAATTTCAAGGAAATCCACTAGGAGGACATTATGTTTGGTTTTTTAAAGGTAAGCGATATGACTATAGCTTTGAAACAAATAGTCCAGGTTCTGGAATGGGAAATATTCCTCTGGATGATAATGATAAAGCCAATGAAGCAAGTTTAAATAACTTTGATTATGCTACAGAAAATCCATGTGATAATACTTCTGTATATGGAAATTATTGAATAATTTTTATATTTAGATGGTCATTAGAATTTTCTTCAGAATAACAAACATCTATGTTATAATCTTCCATTAGGATTTTCTTTAAAATAATATCCTCGGTAGCAGTAATATAATCTCTGATTGCTTTTGGCTTATATACTATCTTTTCTGGAGAAACTCCCCTTTCCTCTGCTTTATCCGAAACAATATTTACAGCCTCGTATAGAGCTATCCACTTGGATAACATAGAAGCCTTTCCATGCATTTCTTCCCACCATGTAGTTGGATTTGTTTTAGTATTCATGATTATTCTTTTGTAAAGGTTGGAGTCGAGAGTGCGCTTTGATTGCTTATAACTGGTTCTGTAATTCTAGCAACTGTAAAATTGATATTAACCAAATTTCTTTTTTCACATGAATCACACACAAATTCTACTCTTTCATTTTCATCTGGAATAAAAGTCATTATATTATGCTTTTTACAATAAGCACATTCTAGAATGGTAGATAGTTGCTCAAGCTTATCTAATTCTTTTTGTCTTGTGATTTGATAAAAATAGTTATTAAACAATCCCCCAAAAAAAGAAAATAGAATATATTGAATGCTAATAGATAAAAGAAATGCAGCAATATAATTCTGTCCCACCATCCAAGCAGATAGTGCTATTAGAGTAGATGTTAGTGTTACAGTTAGTGTTGATTTTATAAATAATATTAATTCTTTGTTAATTTTCATAATCTGAATACTACATCAAATCATAAAAATTGTAAAGATATATTTTTAAAAAATATTAGGATTTTGCTTTGCATCAATCTCTACTAGATTTGCAACGTTTAATATATTACTTCCAACTTTTTTAATTCCTATTAATGAAGATTTTGTCAATTTCATCAAAACTTTAATTGCTAATTTTTGTCTTTTGTTTATTGATGGGTTTTCGCTTACACAACGTTGCATCTTTCTATATGCAGAAAGAAGATATACAAAACTATCTGCTAAATCGCTGGTAACTGTATCCAAAGGCCAAGGAATTGATGGAATCTTTTCCGGTTCTGGAGCAGTTGGCGGAAACACGGGAGGAGAACCTTTCTGGTATGGAAAGGAATATCCTTGACTACTGCTGTATGGTTGATAATCTTTTCTAGGCAATTCATTAGTACCACCATATTGACGATTATTCCACAAGCCATCCAAAGACTCTTCAAGTGTTTCTTCGAAGTTCATTTTAGTTTACTCTTCCAACTTTGACTAAATTTCCACATCTGGAACAAACCCATCTACAGACGTTTTCTGTTTCTTTTGTTTGCTGGTTTTGTATGGGAGATACTTGACCACTAACATTTGCTCCGCAAAAAGTGCAAGCAATCGGCCTGTTTGTAACTGTATTATATGATGTAGTATTATTCATGTCTTATTTACTTACTTACCATCCGATGGTCTCCAAGTGTCTTTTGGTTGTTCATTTGCAATTAATTCTTTAAATTTGTGTGTTATATATTTACAAAGTTCTGAACGAACGATATCTTCTTCGGTTAACTCCATGCAAAAAATTCCATGTTCTTTAGATTCTTCATTATTGAAGAGATTATAAATTTTATCAAATCCTGATTTTCCAAATGGTAAATCACTTTGTTCTGGATCACCACATAAAAAAACTTTTGAAAATTCTCCAATTCTGCTCATAAGAGTATGTATTTCTCGTTTAGAAAAGTTTTGAACTTCATCTGCACATACAAATTTTGCCGAAAAATGAAGTCCTCTTGCAAAATTTATAGGACATATTGTTAGTCTATTATCCTTTTCTAGCTTATCTATCAAGGATTTATTCAATAATTCTTGAAATTTATCATGAAAAGGAGTCAAATAAACATTAAATTTCTCCGCAATATCACCCGGTAGAAATCCCAGCTTAGAATCTGATGATTCAACCGCCGATCTAACTAAAACCATATCAGAAACTCTTCTCATATTTAAAAGAGTAAGACCGCAATACATTCCCAAGGTAGTTTTACTCGTTCCTGCCGGACCCTTCAGCAACAATACTTTTGTTTTTTTATCTAAAAACGTTTTTATTATTTCCTTTTGTCTATTCGTCCACGGTAATTCTTTAACTGTTAAGTCAAATTTAATTTTATCACGTTGAAAAACATATGGAGAGGTGTCTTCGGAAGATGTTTCAATTTTACTTTCCAAAGGCTTCGCTTTTGATCGAGGTTTATTACGCATCAGTAATAATTACTAAGCACTCGGCTGATTTAAAGGGTTGTATTGTTTTCCGTTTGGTTGCTGTGATGTTTGTTGTGATGTTTTTGTTCCCGATTGTTGATATGTATTTGGACTTTCTCCTTGTTTTGCTTCTTGTTTGTCAATTGGTGTTTCGGTTGGTTTTAACTTGGCAGCAACGGATAAAAAAGTTTCTAATTCTTTTGCAGATAGATTTGGATTTTCTGGGTTATTTTTTAATTTATCAAAAGCACTGTGTAAAGGATCATTTGTCGTACCTTCTGGTGTGTCAAATAATTTAGAAGCAAGTGCCTTTGCATTTGGATTTGAATTTGCTTTTCCGCTACTAGTAATAGCATTTCTAATATCTTCTACTGCTTTGTCAATAACAGGATTTTGATTATCTTCTAATAATTGTGTACTGGCTTTACTTATAATTTTGTCAAAATTTTTCATTCTATATATAATTATACTGTATGTTAAAAATTTCTTAATAAAAAAAATAATTAAATGGATATTAATGAAAGGTAAATAGTATTATAAATTATGTCAACAAGAACCATAGCATCTCCCGGTGTACAAATTAACGAAGTAGATATTAGCCTTATTGCAAGACCAACTGGAGCAACAAATACCTTTATCACAGGGTTTGCCAGCCAAGGACCAACTGATGAGATTATCAATGTTGGAAGTCTTTCTGAATATGAAGAAGTGTTCGGAAGTCCAACAAATGCAGCTGAAAGATATCTTTATCATTCTGCTCGTCAACTTTTAACACAATCTCCTACTAATCTTTTGGTAACAAGAATGCCATACGGATCTGGTGCAGGAGCAGGATTTTCCAATCAATACACTGCTTTAGTATA